CGCTGCAAACGAGCGTCTGGACTAACAACTCCAAAATGAGAGCGAATAATTTCAGTATAACGTGTGCCTCCACGAGCATCCCTTTCCAATAATTTTTGAATCTGAAATGACTGACGCAACTGATTAATTGTCGCAGCAGTGGCTTGTGATAAATCTGCAAATAAAGGAGTTGAATTAGCAACTGGCGTACCCTGTAACACATTAGTCTTATTAGTACCGTCATCTCCTAAATTTCTAGCAGTACCAGTACTATCAATAATAGTAGGATACTTATAAACACCTGTAGACGGAACACCTATAGCAATCGGGGCACTTGTACCTAAAGGCAATGTAACAGAAGCACCTTTTTGTGGCCATGGCAAAGCACTTGTAAAATAATCATGGCGCTTACCACGACGTAACAATGCATAATCTGTATATGTATCCGGTCCATCACCTTTGTGAACCGTTACAGAATTCTGCATATTCTGATCTCTAAACCACTCGTTATAAATTAAATTATAAGCACGTGGCCAAAACGCACATACACTAACTGTATTACCAGTACCTACTTGTCCAACAGTAGGTAATCCCATATAATCATACAAACCACCCGTAGGGAACCCATTGGCAGGACTTACAATCTGTGGGACTGTATACGAAATACTATCGCCTGGATCCTCCTGCTCACCCATAAATTTCTGCCAATTATTCCAAATCAATCGATTTGGTACAAAAAAGAAAAAACTATCCAAATGCATGTTATCCATAATTGGATATAAAGGAGTAGCGAGACGGGCAAATGCCGTCATCTTTAAATTAAAAGTATCGCCCGGTAATACTTCGTCAACATACACAGGAATCAAATAGCCTGCATCAAAAGTTGTCTTATGAGCCTTTTGTGCTTTGAACTTACTGCGGGGAATATCCGCTTTAGGAATCATTGCAAACTGATGCACATTTACCGAGCGATTACGAAACATACTATCTCCTTAAGAATTACTTAATTTTTACATCTTTACCACGAACAATGACACTAGGGTTATCCCTTATCTGGTACTTACCTGTACTATCATCAAATACACCTAAATCATACAAATCAAAATCATCTGGATGATTGAACAACTGATTATCTTTATCTTCACGATTTACTTCATCAGTAAACGATCTAATAGCTACACCCAATGATTGCAAATACATTGGCCGGCCAAACGCTTCCGCTGCCGAATCTTTAACACTTACGATAACTGAAACCATAATAACTCCTAAGCTAAACTACGTTTTAATAAACTCAACCGAGCATTAGCAATAGTCTCTTTGACTAACAACCTAGCATCGGTATTATCTTCAAAGTTCTCTTTAGCGGAATCAATCCGCTTTTGTTGAACTTCTTCCCATTCATATGGGTTCGACTTCTCATATTGCAAGTCATAATACTTAGGAGGCTTTACTTTTTTTCCATTAATAACAACATAATCATGTGGATATACATCGCTTTTAAACTTCATAAACCATTCTGCACCTATACCGCCTGGATTACCTTTAACTTTCGGCTTTAAACTCATTTTATTATATTCAAGCTTACGCTTAACAATTTCGCCAGTTTCTAAATCGGTAAAAATATATTTACCAAATAAAGGCGAATCTTCATTATTAATTTTTTTCATAATATATCTGGCAACATACGCCGAAGATTCAAAAGTTACATCTCCGATACTCGAAAAGCCATTTGTCCATAATTTTTCAAGCTCTGAGGATCTATAAAGCTTACTACCACTTGAAGTGGTTTTGTGGTACTTTCTATCTGAAAAATCAATTCCGAACAAAATGGCATGGAAGTGAGGTCTATCAAACTTCTCACCATACTCTCCGCACATGTAAAATCTACAGTAACCAAATTTCTTCCTTAGCTTTTTCATAAAAAGCTGAAAATCACGATGATCTAAACTTCTATTACGAGGTAAATGATCGTCATCATAAGTTAACGTGATAAAACAATTCTTTTCATGCAGCTGCGCTTCATGTAAACATCGCATAGCCCATTGACGGCTACGCTCTAAACGACACCCAACACATTGACCGCAAGGCAGTGATAACGATCGACTAATGTCGAAATACCGCCTTTCGCTAAAAACAACCTGACCATCTACTGTCTGAAATGCCGCTATCGGATGATAGCAAGGCAATTACAATCTCCAACCGCCACGCATAGGGTTCATACGCATATTAGGGGCTTTTGTACGTCTTACGTTCTTTTTAAACTGTCCTGAAGAACGATATTTATTAACAGGTTTTCTACGTAGCATAATTACTCCTTGTGGTCTTTGGTGTCACCTAGCACAGTTACATCAAGTAAGTCACTGTGCTTCGGCGGGTTTCACCTCGCCGACCGGTGTTTCTGAAGGCTCAGAAATGGGTTTAGCAACTAAGCCAANCTTAATTGCTTCTTCACGATTTTCCTCATAACTAAGAAAATCGATTAATTCTGCGGGATCGTTATTAAAACGACTCCGCAACTGGGCTGGCAGCTCCATAAAATCATCCTGGGCTGCCAATACGGCATTAACTGCCGAATGATAGTCCAATACCCCTGTGAAATCCCCATATTGGGGACTTAAAGGCTTACCTGGTAATTCACCAGTTAATCCAAACTGACGAACGATATGATTAATATCCGTCTCATCTTTAAAGTTCTGTTGAGCCAATGTAGGCTCGGGGCATGAAAGCCCAGTCTCATCAGACACTTTATCCGCATCATAGTTATACGGAGTTCTTAAAAATGGCAATTTACGTTCTTTCATATTCATAGACCAAGTTTCGCCCCAATAAATTGGTGCGATTTATCTTAAACCCTTAGATATAGTATCCAAATTAGGCAACCACAAACTCTGTGGAGCACCACTCCTATGATGCTCAAACAACCTCTTTAACAACATCTTCAAATCCTGATAATAAGCAGGATCATGCGTAGGCGCTTTACCGCCTTCCGCTAACTTTCCTAATGCTTGCAAATGTCTAGCACTACCGGCACTAGCTTCTGCACTGCCTAGCATTTGCTTAATTAACGCATCAATCTGATCTCCATACTTCTGATGGCCGGGCATCTTAGATAATATCTCTAACTTCTGCGCATTTGTATAAGCAGCTTGTTCTAAAGTAGCAGTCTCTTGCGCTCTAATTAACCTAGCTTGTGTCTCTAATTGGTAGTTTTGTGCAGCACTAGCAGTAGCTTGCCCTAATACATTCTGTACCGGAGCCATAGCACCTGCTGGACTGCTGGCACCTCCCAATTTAGCACTAAGCATTGGATTTAAACCTGCTGCAATTAAATCCTTAACTTCACGCTGATGAGCTGTACTACTCATACGCTCTTGAAATTCCATCTGTGATCTTGCTTGTGCAGCTGAAGCTTTATTCGCTTCGCTAGCACCCATATATGAACCAACTGCACCAATAGCAGAAGGGACTAAACTACTAACACTAAATGGATTACTGGAACCATCTGATTTAGCCATTAAATCAGGTATGGGGTTATCATGCTGAACATGTCCGCCTTCACCCCAATTCGAATCCATATTAGGGATAAAAGGGGGAATTCCTTGAGAACCAAGGATCATATTCCCCACAGTACTAAGAATAGAACCAAACATATTAGAAATGATCGATCAAGCCAGGTACTGAGTACATCGGCATTGGTCGAGCCATCGTAATATCGAAGAAACTATCAAATAAAAACTGTTGTCCGTTTGCAGATGCACCAACGGCAACAACACGATCTACTGGTGGAGTCTCTTGAATAAACGTGTTATTCAATGTTGGCAGCGAAGTAAACTTCTGAGCCAAATGCCAGGCATCTAACGTGCCAGTAGTAGTTGATCTAAACAAACCAGTAATCATCGAAGGCTTATAACGGTATTCAGCCCAACGTTCTTGATAACCAAAAACGTCATTATCTGCTGAAGTACCTCTAGCATATATCTCTTTATTAAGAATAGCTTGTTCACCAAGCGTAGCAAACGCAGGAAAATAAAAATCATAACGTGTAGACCTTGACCACATACGTG